GCCGCCAATGACCCGACTGCAATACGCCATGCGGGATAGAATACCTGTCTAGCCGCTCGGAGGTCTGGTTACATAAGACTATACGGTCTAAGAGCATGGCAGATCGTTTCCCTTTGGCGTGGGACGCTTCCATCATGGCTATGGCAACCTCAGTTTTTCCTGCGCCTGTGGGAGCGTATAGCATCTGGGTACGAATACCTTTGGCAAAATTTTGACGTAACTCTGCCAGACATTCTACCTGCCTTGGTCTTAGTTCTATCATACCGCTTTCTCTAGCTTTCTTAATTGAGATTGTAAATATTTGATTTGATTCTTCAATTCAGCGTTAGCCGTCTGGAAGCTGTTACGAGATTCTTTCAAAGCGCGGTTCTCTGCTTTAAGAGATTTGATTTCGGCTCTCAACTGGTCAACATAAGCCGCTGCCAAATGCTTTTCTTCATCGTTTGTGGGCATTAAACCTATGGCGATCTGTGACTTTAGGCGGTCATTTTCTTCGAGCAAGGTTTCAATTGTTTCTTTGTCCAAATCATTCACAGCCAAAACCTGTGTCACAATTTCACTTGTTGGCTCTGGTATGTCTTTGGTTAATATAGGTTTTCTTTTTGAGGTGGGAGAATTCCCACTTAAATCTTTACGAATCTTGGCGACTAAATGGTTGGAGGCTTGGGTCTGCCGAGCTATTTCCCTATCCGACCAATCCGACCATTCAGGGTCTTTCAATAGTATTGTAATGGCTTTGGTCTTGTCCGCATTGGTTCTGCGAAGCCCGTGAGTGGCGTTAGAGCCTACGGCAAACAATATGGCATCTCTCACAGTACCTATCTTTACATCGGCTTCTATGGAGTCCACCATTGCCTTCTGGTGGGCAAAGTACCGATGGAATCCTTCTGCTAACCAAATTGACGCTCCATCGTTAAAAACCGTAATCGCTGGAAATATCTCACCTTCCATAATTTCGTTGGCATATTCCGTTACAAGTTCTTGATTTATTGATACTCTTGACTGAGTTCCACCATCAACACGAATTTTCTCTAGTTCGATTATCATTTTTTCCTCATTATTAAAATTGCTTTTTGACCTAAGTAAAAAGCGCGTTGGCGGGACACACCGAGCAAATCACCGATTGCTTGCCATGTCGCACCTTTACTACGAAGTTTTAGAATTCTTCTTAAACGGGGTAAGGAAGATTCGCGGCTTATCTGGTTGTGGACGTTGTTCATAGTACCTCCTTAAAAGCAAACATACGCCCCGAAAAATATTTCGTCAAGCCCCTTGACAGATTGCAGAACGAAGTAGACACTCAAGGCTCAAGAGTAGTCCGAAGCAGGTGTTTTTGCAATACCTTTATAACTATTTGATTCTGGAGAAAATTATGAAAGAACCGAGCCATTTTGAACGATTAGCAGCCATCAATGTAAACGAACACATTGAGAAAAAAGGCGGTCTATCTTATTTGTCATGGGCGTGGGCTGTTGACCAACTGTTGCGCGAAGACCCTGACGCAAACTGGGTTTACCCAGAACCCAAAATTTACGGTGGTGGCACTGTAATGGTGTTTTGTACCGTAACGGCTTTTGGTAAACCCATGACCGCTCAATTGCCCGTAATGGACTATAAGAACCGAGCCGTACCTGACCCTGATTCGTTTGCCATGAACACCGCCATGCAAAGGTGTTTGGTAAAGGCTATTGCGCTTACAGGTATTGCTTTGTATATCTACTCTGGCGAGGACTTGCCTCGAGACGATACGAAAACGCCTGAAGTTAAAGTGGAAGAAGAAAAAACAGACAAGGAATTTGAGTCTTTTATAAAGGAGCATCTTCCGAATTTAGAGAACGCTGCGAAGTTGGGGCTTGCTGCGCTGCAAAAAGCACAAAAAGATATACCAAAGTCCCCAATGAAAGTTAAGTTGTGGATGGATGTTGCTGATATTTTGAAAGCAACCGCTAAAGCGGCTGACGATTCAGCGACAGAGGAAGAAATCTAATGGAACAAAAAACTCCAGAGTGGTTTCAGGCGCGTTGCGGTCTGATAACTGCATCAAAAATAGCCGACCTTATGGCTACGACCAAATCAGGACCTTCTGCGTCACGTGAAAATTACCTCGTAGACTTAGCTTTGCAAAGGCTGACGGGAACGCCCAATGATGAAAGTTTTACTAACCAAGCCATTGAAGATGGTGTGGAACGCGAACCGCTTGCAAGACAATGGTACGAAGCCGCCACTGGTAACTTGGTGGAAGAAGTGGGTTTGATTAAGCATCCAACAATAGAACGATCAGGCGCAAGCCCTGACGGATTAGTGGGTGATGGTTTGATTGAGATTAAATGTCCCATTAAAAAAACTCATTTTGCTACATTTAAAAACCGTGAGATACCTGCCAAATATCAATTGCAAATGTTTTGGCAAATGGATTGTCTTGGTCGCAAGTGGAATGACTTTGTATCTTTTAACCCAGAGTTTCCTGCTAATTTGCAGGGTATTATTATCCGATTGGAATGGGACGAAAAGCGCATCAACGAAATAAGGGAAGCGGTTATTAAATTTGATTCCGATGTGGAAGACGCATTATCTATTATGAGGACTATGCTATGAACTCGTTAAACCAATGTAATTTTATAGGTCGTCTTGGGAAAGAACCAGAATCTCGTCTGCTATCAACTGGTGCTTCTGTTACTAATTTTTCAATCGCTTGCGACTGGAAATCAAAAGAAGCAGAAGGCACGGAATGGGTGAACATTACCGCCTTTGGAAAACTTGCTGACCTGACACGCGATTATCTTTCAAAAGGTTCTTTGATATTTGTTTCTGGTCGTTTACAAACAGACAAGTGGAAAAACAAAGAAGGGTTTGACCAATACTCCACTAAAATCATTGCGGATAAAATCCAGTTCTTAAACAAGGTGGAAAAACCCGCAGACCATAAAGCGCAGGCTTCTGGTGATGATTCTGATATTCCATTTTAGGAGAAAATTATGTCAAACATAAAGACTTTAGTTCGTGGCGCGTATGATGTTCAAAAATTGCGTATCCAAATGGGTAATCGCATTGTTGGAAATTTTAAGGCGAAATTGGGGCAAGAGCCTAGTCAACCAGAAGCTGAATTAGAAATAGAAGAAAAGAAGATTTTGGACACTTTGCGGAAGCATTATAAAAATATTACTGATGGAGTCAAATGAGTGATAGCGAATTAAAAGGGAAAATATGAAAGACTATCAGACCTACGTTGAGATATTGCAAGACGCTAAAGATCATTTGTGGGATGGGCGCGGCAAATTTTTGCCCGGTAACAAGTTTTTTAATCTTTTCTCTGCCGTGATTTGGGTTAAATATCCTTGGAAAGAAAAACAAATTCTTTACTGGTGGATTTTTGATATGTTAGAGGAAAAATCTTTCGCGTCATGGCTAGAAGATAATAATGAAGGCGTTGAATTTAGTTTTCACGAAATCCAACATTATCAAACCTTATGGCTAGACCAACTGATTAAATACTTGGAGGAAAAATGCAATTCTCACGGGAGTTAATGGCGTATGTTTACCCATTCTTAAATTCAAAAGAAAAAATTGAATTGTCTAATTTGCCAGTAAAATTGATTGAAAGAGAAGGCGAGAGGGCAATTATAAAAGATGGTGTGGTTGATGACCCTATCCCACATGATAGCAATGATTTGCGCGTCAGGATAAACAACAAAATAGCAAAAGGCGCAGCAGTTAAAATTGAGGGCTTAATGATTGATGTAAAATTAAAAGGTTATGTTAAGTGAATAAATACCATGCAAAAGGATTACATACGCCTGATGGTTTTTTCCATAGTCAAAAAGAATACAAGCGATGGCTTGAATTAAAACTTTTGTTAAAAGCGGCTCAAATAGAATTTTTAGAACGCCAAATAACTTTTAAGTTAAGCGTGAACGGTGTCCCAATCTGTAAATATATCGCTGACTTTCAATATACTGAAAAAGATCAACTCATTATTGAAGATGTAAAAGGAATGAAATCCGGCACACCATATGAAATGTTCAAGTTAAAAAAGAGGCTTATGCTCGCTTGCCACGGGATTGAAGTGAGGGAACTATGACGCAACGGTTTATCTTGGCACATGATATAGCGCGAGAACGGTGCGAAGCTGCCGTGAGGGTCGCCCCTGAAAACTACTGGGTGGAAATCAGACCGCCCAAGAGAACGGATGCACAAAACCGCTTGATGTGGGCTTTACTTGATGACCTATCCGAGCAAGTGGAATGGTACGGTAAAAAACTTACATCAAAGCAATGGAAACACGTTATGTCCGCAGGACTTGAAGGTCAGGAAGTAGTGCCAAGTATTTCTGGAGATGGTTTTGTGGTTATGGGAAAAGATACTAGCGAGATGACAAAAAAAGAATTTGCAGAATTGTGCGAACTGATTTTTGCTTTTGGGGCAGACCACGGAGTGATTTGGTCTAACATTAAAAATGAAAGTTAAAGAATCCCAATATCTTGGAAAGGTTGCAGGGCTTGGCTGTATCCTTTGCCATCATTTAGGATTTGGGCAAACTCCCGCACAAATACACCATGTAAGAGCGGGTCAAGGCATGAGCCAGAGGGCGCAGCACTGGCTAGGCGTACCGTTATGCCCTGAGCACCACCAAGGCGCGTCAGGGCTTCACGGATTGGGTACAAAGGGATTTTATTCCCGGTACAAATTGGATGAATTAGATTTGTTGGCAATGACAATTAAATTATTAAACCAATGAAACTTTGTAAATACTTTGTGACCTAATCTAACCATTTTCCCCATTATCAGTTTTGGCTTGTAATAATTCCCACAAGCCTGGATGCATTTTTGATTTTCCTCCCTCGTAGTCTTGATAAGTTCTAAGCGGCGTGTATATCACGCGCCCGGCTTCAGTCTGGGTTAGTCCTAGACTTAGCCGGTAGCTTTTTAACTGTTCGGGTGTGGGGTTTTTCATTGTTGCCACGGTGCAGAACCTTCGCACATTAAGATGTTAAAGGCTGTTGCTGCACATAATGGGACTTGTCCGTTTCCAATAGCTTTAAGTCTGTCCACCCTAGCGGCCACC